GCTGAACCGAAGCTTGGCGCAGGTGTGCTAGGTGCTGTAAAGTTGCTTGATGGTACTGTTGCTCCGCCATTGTTTGCTCCATTTAGTTTTTCTTGTGTACGACCGAATGCCGCAATTCCAAGGACTGCACCCATTGCGATGTGGAATAATCCAGCACCTTGTAATGTTAGGGGGTTCCATTGGGTAATCGGAGTATGCGTTACTGTTTGTAGCAAACTCCACAGGATTGGAAATAAAATCATATCGAACATACATACTAACATATACATCCAACCCATCATTGGACGCCATTTGCTGTTCATCCAATCTTCTTTCTTTTGTTCGCTTGCGCTTTGTTCTGTCATTTACTCCGCTCCTATTATAACTGTATTTATTTGATACTATCAAATATCTGTTTCTGCTGTGTATACCATTCCTGCCAGGCTCTGTACTTCTCTCTCAGTTGATAGTACTTTCCGGCGTTCTCGTTAGCATTATCTATTAGATCGCTAAGTTCGGGCTTTTCCTTGGTTAACGGTGTTAGTTTATCACCCGGTTCCATTAATGAGGGAGGCGCTTCCGGAAACTTCATAATGACAGGAGCAGTAGTGCTACAGCCTGTTAAAACTGCCAATAAGAATACTAATGCTAGTTTTCTCATTTTTTCTCCTTTACAGCATCGTCCGGATCAGCGATCGCAGCATTGTAATCTTTTATTGCTGTTTCGTTAACTTTACAGTCTGCATTGATAATTTCTTTATCTTTTTCTATCTGTAATTTTACAACTTCAACTTTCTTTTCTACAACTTTGATGCGCTCTACTACTTTAATTTCGACTTTGGCAGTTGCCTCATCTGATTTCTTTTCGGCTGCTGTGACCTTACCTTCTAATTCTTTAACTCTTTCACGCCAAGACATCTCAGTACCGTAGCCGCCGTAGAAATAAGATCCTATGACTAATAGTATCACTCCAACAACTTCTACGGGGAATTTGTATTGTCCCATCATTGGGATCCACGAAACCAGTTTGCTGGCAACGTAACAGGCCACACCTAGACCTAGTATTATGTAGTAAACCCAAATTAAAATGCTATCTGGAATTAGATTAACCATCCAACCAAATTGCCACATTATTAAGCTCCAAATACGTGTAGTGCGTGATTATAATGCTTCTGACGATCTTCTAATCCAATGGTGCCACCGTTAATACGTTTGGTCATTGTTAGTATGTCACCTTTGTCTGCATATTGATTTAGGTTGTTTGTTTCCCAGAACCAGCAGGCTGATTGGATAGCACCTTCGAATGTTGCTAGAAATTCTGGAATGTCTTCAACTGGTGTATCAATGCTTTCTGCGAATTTTGTATAGTTCTGTTTACCTGTGAGTTGTATAAGGCCTCTACCGCAGTATTTAAATCCATCGCCGGAATCTTCTGGGCCATTGCCCATACGTCCGCCATAAACTCTGTTTGCAATTTTTTCTTGGTTATGAGCATACTGATTTGCTATGTCCATATTAGGAAAGTACTTTGGAAATACTCTGCAAAGACTTTCTGCTTTGTAATTTAAGTTTTCTTTTAGTGCTCTAAAGCCACCACTCTCGTGAGCGCATTGTGCTAGGAAAGCTGCAACACGTTGAGGAGTATCAATTTCGTAGTCAGGTAACAGAGTACAAAATGCTTCGTACCAATGATCAATATACGGATTACCTGGAATTAATTGAGAAAGTTGTTCTTTAGTAAAATCAAATGTAAAAGCCATTGTTATATCCTTTGTAGTAAGATTGCTTGACCTTTGTTGTCAAACATAAAACTGTCACCAACTTTGTTGATGTTGTAGTCACCTAGCACTTTAGTCAGCCAAAATATTTCACTCATAGCATCTTGATCCATAGTGATCGGATCTGTGACTCCTTCTAGGATAGAATCAACAGCCCCTTCTTTGACCATTCTTAATTGTATTTTTTGATTAAACGGTTTGTGTATAGTAATTACATCACCCTCTAATGTAAAATCGTCCATTAGCGTTTTTGTAAAGAATCTTTTAACTTCTTCTGTCCTAACCTTAGTCATCATATTTTCATATGTTGATGCTGACTCGGGAATAATATTTCTCAGTGTTTCTTCAGAAACTTCGTGTTCACGATCGTCTTTATAGTACTTAAATTTAAAATCGTCGATACCTGTTAGTTTATGTACACCGTAGGTGATTTCTCTAATGTGTTCTGCAAGGCGAGACGATCTTGGAAGTTCAACGAATACAAAATATTCACCATCTTCATTTTCGCCCGAACTAACATCTGCATCTAACACATAGTCATAGCCTTTTTCTAAAAACTCCATTAGGTCTTTAGCAGGTTGACGATCTTTAACTTCAAATGTAAGAACACAAATATCTTTGTCCTCGCCCATCTTTGAACGATAGGTGTCTACCTTAAAGGTAGGATAGATCATTTCTTTCAAGTCCAGCGGACGAAGGCCTTCGTTAAGCTGCTGGTTGTTCTGCTGGTGCATTAGCCATCTCCTGTGCCTGTTGTTCTGCTGGGTCGATGTGTGCGTTAACACCGCCATTCTGTGTGATCGCATCTTCAACTTTATTCTTATCTAATTCAGTGTAACCGCGATCGATGTCGTTCATTAATTTCTTAGGCATCATAATTTTGACCATCCATACATCTTCGTGATCAATTTTGCCTTTCTTTGTACCTGGACGAATATCGTCTGGCTTTTTAATTTTGCGGACTTTGGCAATTTGTGTTTCTTTGAATTGAACTTTACAGCCGTACTCTAATAGACGCATTCCGCCCACCGGTTCTGGCATTTTGTCCTTAGGCCACATAAATGTGCATTCTACAAAATATCGACCTTCTTTAGGTCCTTCTACAAGTTCCCCGTCGATCCAGTTATCGTATACATAAGTGTCGAGTTCGTCAATAACTCGCTCGAAATCTTTAAGCATATTCAAGCTGTTGTTAGACCCGTAGACCTGTTCTATGTTTTTAAGTACGTCTTTAATATTCGCCATAGTATCTCCCTTTGTATTTATTCCAGCTAAAAATTTAACATAACTTATTATATTCTGACTAGATCGTTAAATAAGTTTGTGTTCGGACACGGACACGACGGTTTAAAAGGTCCGTGCCTTACACATTTAAAGGAGGGCTAACCTTATATGAAGCGAAAAAGAGCGCAAGCAGTGCATCTGCAGGCAAATGTAATAAATATCAATCAACGTCTAGATGACAAACGCCGTAGAGTTCAAATTTATCCCAAAAACCTAAGTCAGGAAACTTACTTACTCAAACTTAACGATCCCCAGAAAATGATAGTCTTTGCCATCGGCCCAGCCGGTACAGGCAAAACTATGCTGGCCGTTCAGTGGGCGATAGATCAATTGAAATACGGTCACTGTGATAAGATTATCATTACAAGACCAGCAGTGTCGGTAGATGAAGACCACGGGTTTCTTCCAGGTACGTTGCAAGAAAAAATGGAACCTTGGACTAGACCAATTATGGATGTCTTCGCAGAAAATTACTCAGTTAAAGAAATTGAAAACTTTGTATCAGAAGGAGTGATTGAAACCAGTCCTCTAGCTTATATGCGAGGCCGTACATTTAAAAATGCGGTAATCATTGCAGACGAAATGCAAAATGCGACACCTAGTCAGATGAAAATGCTGTTAACTAGGTTAGGGATAGGATCTAGAATGGTAGTTACTGGAGACCTGCAACAAGCAGATCGTCCTAGCAACAATGGCCTACTAGAATTCCTTGGGTTGTTTAATAATTTCCATAATCACAGATACGTAGATCTGTGCAGCTTCACAGCAGAAGATGTGGAACGCCACGAAGCAGTTAAGGAGGTTCTAGCGATTTACGGAGATGCTTAGTTAAGGTAGGGGGTCAACTGATCCCCTAGCAGTTTTTTGTACATTTCAAGAATGGAGATAAAGTCAGCATCAGGATTGATGCTGTTCTTTATAACTTTACGTTTCTTAAAATCTAGAACTACAGAAGCTTTTGCTTTTGTTTTACTTTTTAGATTGTCTTTGAATTCTGTCAATTCAAGGAACTTACCATCGGGCTGTTGATGATAGTAGACAATCATATAACGATCAGCCATAGATTACCCGTTTAGTCTTGCCAGTTTAATCATTGTGGCCGCAAGGTTAATTTCAGTATCAATTACAAGTCCGTGATCTACTAGACCTTGTTTAATAATGAGAACAGCACTATCTTGTTTCTGCTCATCGCCAAATACATCTAGATTGTTATACAACCACACATAGACTTCTTCCATTTCTTCAGAACGTATTTTACCACAGAGTAGTTTACGTGCTTCTGAGATCTTTCCCGCCTTAAACAGAGTAACCATATCAAACTTCCAGTCTTGCTCACCAGCATCACTTTGATTTGGTGATATCAGTTTACCTTCTTGGCAGTTTTGTTGTACGAGATTAATACATTTACGTAGATCGGGATAGGCTACTTTAACGTAGAGATCCAATGTATCAAGATCAAAGTCAATGTTTTCTTCAACAAGTATAGTGGCAACACGAGCAATGAATTCAGTCTGGTCTACTTTCTCAACGTGGAAGCCTTGACAACGACTATGTAATGCTGGAATAATACGATTAGGATAGTTACAGGTTAGAATAAAACGAGCAGTCTGATGATACTCTTCCATCACACCACGTAGTGCTGCCTGTGCGTTTGGTGACAGATAATCGGCCTCGTCAAGTAGTACGACCTTAAACGGACCAAACGGAATTGTCTGTACAAAGTTAACAATCTTATCGCGAACATCGTCCACAGAGTTTGTACGTGATGCGTTAATCTCTAGAACATCGTAATCCTCAATACCTAGTTCTTCAACTAGGATCTTTGCCATTGTAGTTTTACCGATACCAGCAGTACCACTAAAAATTAAATGCGGGATAGATTGATCTTTGATCCAGGTTTGTATTTGTTTCTTTTGATGCTCATCTCGAAACACATAACCGTCTATTGTCTTAGGACGATATTTCTCTACCCATAATTCTTTCATTTAATTTCCTTTGACGTAGTCGTCGTATTCGTTTCTGGTTCAATGTATCTTATTTCGGCTGGAGGAAAGAATCCCTTCCAACTGTCTGGTGTGAACAGGTTAATAGGTTTCCAATATTTGTGTATGATGTTATTAATAACAACACAGCAAATAACAAATATAATGATACCGAGGCTGATTAAAATACTGCCCGCTAAAAAACTAGCGGCATTTTCTACATCTATATTCACACCACTTCCTCGGCAATACCTAGAATTTCAGCCAGTACTAACAACAAGCCAGCGCCTTGTAAAAATCCAAATGCTAGAGTAAAGCCGGCAGCAATCCTAAATCCACTTTTGATAAAACTGATATACTTGTGCTTGACTGGATCCGGATGAGCTGTCTTCTTAAGATCGTGGTAATTAAGAGAATTTAGTGCTTCCTTAGCTTTTTTAATATCTTCTACTGCTTCTGAATGATTACTCATTTGATGTCCTTTTATTTAAAAATCTGCTTCTTGTATTATAACATAGACATTGTTTAAATGTCTAGATTTTTTTAACCAAAATTTAAACAAATGGTTTGAGATTCGGAGGAACCCATCCTGTAGGCTTTAATACTTTGCCATCTTCACGCTTACGAACCTTACCAGTTTCTTTATCAATCTTGGCAAAATTAGTACTCATAACTTCTTTCCAAGCACCTTCTGCATCTGCACCCATCGAATGGATAGCACCAATGGTCACAACAAGAATATCAACTAGTGCATCCAGTGTTTCTACTTGATCATTATTATCAATAGCAACTTTAAGTTCGTCAGATTCTTCTTCGATCAAACTCACGTACAGCTTAAACTGATCTTGATTAAAGCCGTCGACTGTTTGATCACAGGCCTTCATAAACTTCTCTTGATCTCTAAATGCGTTAGTCATTGTTTTTCCTTTGTTTTTTATTAATTGATTCTACTCGATCCATTAGCTCAAAGTCAACACCTTGATCGATAGCTTCCATTATTATGGCAGCAACGTCTTTAGGAAAGCAGGCGCCGCCCCAACCGTATTGGCCGTCAGGACCAGGAACCTTCATATGTGTGTGCCCAATGCGGTCATCAAAGACAGACAATTCTGTTAGTTTGTCAAATTCAATATTGTGAACATCTGCAAGTGCTTTGAAGTCGTTCATAAATGTAACCTTCATAGCAAGATAGCTGTTCATCATATATTTGTATAATGACGCAGTTTTAATATCAGTCATCAGGAATTTTTCGTGTACTAACGGAACACCACATTCGATAACTTCTTTTGCCATCTCACAGTATTCTTTATCGCCGCCTAACACAAAGTAGTCTGAGTTTTGATAATCGGTCATAGCATTGGCCGCAGTTAAGAACTCTGGGCAATGTACGAGATTTGGGTATTCTTTGCCTAGTCGTTCGTAAACGCTAGGCGGTGCAGTTACTTTTGAAATAATTGGAATACGTTTATTGATGTTAACAAACAATAGTTCTTTAAGAACACTTTCCAAAATAGAAGTATCGCAGTGGCCGTCTTCAGTCGACGGAGTGGGTACGCATACGTAGATTGCATCACAGCTATTAAATTGATCTAAACTAGCAGAATCTTTGAGCTTAGGATCACGTATAATAATTTCGTCTGCTCTATGCGCCCAGGCAATAGCGTTGCCTACAAATCCACAACCTATCAATCCAATTTTCATTACACTACTTTCTTATTATGATTTTAATATGTTTATTATACGCTTTTTTTCTTGTTCTGTCAACCAGTTTTCTTCGCCTTCGAATTTTGGAGAATTGGATAATGCAGCTTCAACCATAAACTTAATTTGGTATAGATCTTTTTTAAGTTCGAATGCAGTAAAGCCGTCATTGTATGGGCTGGAACATTCACGGGCTATGGTGTGTACCTGGCGTGATACTTCACCAATATCCCAATTTTTTCTAAAGCCCATTATTGGAAATTTTGTAGATTGCCTGGCATAAAGTCGTCTGGACGGATGTTCATACTGTCGCCATTTGAAAATTCCTGTCCCCAATATGCAGTATCAGGTTGTTCGTCGGATACCAGTAATATTGATTTGGTTTCTACCTTCTGAAACTCTTTCTCGCCTTCGCCGTCATCGATCTTGATCTTGCGGGTCCATCGGCCGTGTTCGATTAAAATCCATTGGCCTTCTTTAACAAAGTCAACTTCACTGCCAACCTTATAAACTTTGGCCCAGCGTGGTTTGACACCGTGTGCTTTACCGTTATCGCTGGCAACTACGATGCCACCTGCTGTGACCATCTCGCCCATATCCATATTGATCACTAGGACATCTTTAGACAACGCTCGTACTTTAACCTTTTTTGCTTCAAATGCAAATGACATTTTGATTCCTTAGGCTTTGCGACTTAGTGCTTTTTCGTCCACTGATCTAGAGTTTTGAGCATAGTAGTCTTGTAGAATCTGTTCACGTGTGCGAACAATTTTTCCGCCTGGGCCTAGTTCGTCACCGCGAGCATTAACTTTAGCATTGCCTACTGCCGGTGTTGTTTCATTTTGCAAAGAGAGCTTTTCCATATCAATCTCTTTACCCTGCATACTTGTATAAGTTTTACCCATTTTATTCTCCTTTAAAGAACTCTGTTATTGGTATATTGTATTTAATGCTGTCTATCTTGTGGACGCCTATAATGTGAAGCACATAGCTGGCTACACTAGATCCACGCCCTACTCCCCAAACTATGTTATTAGCTCGCAGGGTATCAACGATATATTTCATTGCTTTAAGTACTGGAATCATATCGTGTTTGGCAAATAGTCGAAGTTCTTCAACTACCCTCTCTCGTATTTCCGGAGTTGGACATCGCTGATAGAGCCAATCTAAAATATCCATTGTTTTATACTCGTATGGTATAAACCAGTTTGTCATATCGACAGTATTTTTAGGAGTTGGGTAATGCAGATGTTCTTCGGATAATCGATTGATGTATTTTGTTAGATCATCAGAAGTTTGACAATGTTCCAAAATATCTGGACCGTGTCGTAGTATGCCTTCTATTAGTTCTGCTTCAGTATTATTTTCAGTCCACATTAATCAATTGATCCATATCGCCATCTAAGTTTTGTTTCGATCTCAACATATATCTACGAGAAAGTTCATTTTTATATATTGTAACAAAAGTAGCGAGCTGTGTCAAGAGGTCAGGTTTACCTAAACGTGCGGCAGCAAAATATTTACGATTGAGTTCGAAGAGCTTTTCTTCTACTTCGTTGTCTTTGAGTTGGCTTAGATCGCCTTCAAATGGATGGAACATTAACTAAATTTTCCTAGATAGTTAATGAAAATTGTGTTTTGACTGCGTCTCCAAATTTCAATTATGGTAGGATTGGAAGTTGAATCAGCAGTTAAATCAACAGGCCAGTTTGCACTCTTTTTAATAACAGTACCACCCGAAGTGCTAAATGTTACAGTTCTAGGAGTTGTGCTATCGCTATAAATTTCTAATGTCACACGACCGACACCCACTTTAGTAGTTTCAATATTTGTCGGATCCCCTGGGAATCCTTTAAAGTTTAAAACAAAGTTAGTGGCTAATCGTATAACTTGGTATGGACCGTTTTCAAAATTTACTTCTTGTGCGACCGGTGCAGCAGTCATTGGTCCACCAAAATCAAATACAGCTTCTATGTTATTTTGGAATTTTGCCTTAGATACTGTGTTATATTTAAAATCATTTGATGTATTAGTTTTAGCTGAATTTGTCTGCAAGGCTGTTATTTCGCCTTGTGCTTCTCTAAAGTTATTTTTAATCGAGTTGAAGTTATCTCTAAAGGTCTGAGTATCGTTGTCCTGTCCTGGAACAGGAAAGTTTTCGTTTATTATATTGTAGTTAATTGCACTGGTCACGGTAATTTTTCCTTACGTTGTGGAAACGCAAGATATTTATCCTGTATTTCCCCGTTGATGATGTCGATTAGATATCGATCAATTTCAAAGTCAAACACTCTAAAATCAAAATTCTCATCTCGGATTTTAGCCTTAATTCTGTTTATTATATTTTCTGAATAAGAAATACTACCCGATGCTGGATTTACATAGCACAGCACCAATGCTTTAACAAATCCTGTTTCTCTGCTGTCCTTGTCTTGTATACTACGCATCCAAAGCGGTAAAAATTCTCGATCTCTATTACCCACACCCTGTATTCTTTTTCTCATATTCTTTATTGAGTTTGGAAAAACTCGCTGGTGATCACGATCGCTAGCCAATGGAATATCGCTGTCGATTCTTATAGCATCGTAACTAACTAGCACTGGACTATTGATAGTGTTACTTAACTGAACAGTATTACTGATAGACAATGTTGATCCAGGATTATTATTTGAAGATATGTCTTTTTCTAGATCGTCTATTATCTCTACATAGACGACTTCGTAAATTGTTTTTTGTGTAATTGGATCTTTCGCCTGTGCAGATTTCAGTCCACCAAATTTCAAACGTTTTCTGTAATGATTTCTGCTCATTGCCTGCACATATTTGACCGCGGTTGTACTTTCAATGCCTGCATATACAAGCATTTTAATTTCTGTTTGTACGCTAAAATTTAAATCGCCGTACCGATATAATTCTGTTGGCACAAACGTGTTTGCGTCTGTAATAAAATTATACCACTCTAAACGTTTTTCTTTGGATTGAAATGCTTTGACAAACAGGTTGGCAAATGTCTTGGCATTGTCTGCTATCACAGTTAGTGAGAACGATTTCAATACTTCTGAAAAATTAACACTGTCTCTGGCTTTAATGGTAAATGTAAATTTCTTATCAAAAGTCGTTGTACCACCATCCCAGAATGACGAAAAGTTATTTTCGCTGTTTATAACTTCATAAAATCTAGTCAACCCTGGACCATCTGCATCTGCAAATTGTTTTACTTTACCTTCGATAATCCCATTAGAAGGCAAGAATCCTAAGCCAGGTGGTAATGATCCCTTTACAAGTTCGTAGGCTACTCTGCCGCCATACAGTAAACTGGTGGCACTAACACTGACAGTGCTAGGCTGATTAGGTTTAATGGAGCCTAGATCGCTGTCAGTGTTCCAAGTGATACCACTTTCAATTTCACCAATTAGGTCAATGGTAAATGTTTTTGTTGTTTCTGAAATACTGCTTTTCCAGTATAATATTTCAAGTGGGCTAACATTTTTATTGGTAACTAGACAGATGTAGACAAATCCGTCATAACGAACAGCATCATTTGGATAGTATATAGTTATTGAATTCCACTCTCCTCTAAGATTATAGTTAGAAGAAAGTTCTGTGACATCAAAATTCACAGCTTGTATTCTAAAGGTATAGGTCTTACTGATGCGAGTTTGATATGGAATTCGACCAGCAACCTCGCCAGTAAGTTGATCTAAAGTCATTCCTGGAGGGAGTCCGTATTCAGTCCAATGAGTGGGATCAATATCTGGGGTGACTCCAGTGATCGATGTGTGATTAGCGATACAGATCCAATTTCCACCATCTCGGGGTAATCCGTCGACAGTATACACATAATGAACTACATCATCAACTGCATAACTAGTTATTGGTTGCCAGGTCTTTGATACCTGCACTAAGAAATAGCTCAAATATCCGTTAAGTGATGTTGGGTGATATACTTCTAAGAAAATCGTTAGATAGTTATTAGCCCTATATCTCCCTAAATAACTTTCGGTAATCCATAATGGAATTCTTCGACTGTCGGCATCTGCCTGGAATAAATTGGTATCTACCTGTAGCAGACTGTTATCTGATTTTAAGAATTCTTCTGTTACGACATAAATTTTAAATGCTCTATTAACTGTATTAGCGCCGTCTGTGACTGCCACAGCAAATGTATAGATCCGACTCAGATGTCGCGGGACACGACTGACTAAACTGAAGTCATAGGTAGTATCATCGTAGAAGAAAGAATCGTAACCGTTACTTTTTGCATCGACAAAATCTAACGGAATATTATCATATGGAAATGTGTCGTACGAGCCGGATGTAAAATAATTATATTCTACAGAAAATATAGGATCAGTGAATCCAAAAATTCTACCATCTTTTGTTAATGACAGTCCAGGCGGTAGTTGACCACCAGTGGGTATGAGATAGAAGCTTAATACATCACCAGCAATAACATCTGGATCATAGACTTCTAGTTGAAAATCTACATAGGCGTTGTCTAGAACATAATATGCTTCTTGTGGTCCTACATTAAGGAATCCATCTTGCGTAAGCCACTGCGGAACATCAGAGCCATCTACAGATAAACTAAATGTTCGATCTTCTACGTCGACTGTATCTGTTGCTCTTATAACAAATCTACTGGTAGTGAATCTAATAACTTCAACCGGACTTCCTACAATTCTATTATTGTACAGTCTTAATCCTCTAGGTAAATCACCTGAGATTACTGTATATACTATTGGATGTGAAGTTGTCGTGGTAACTGTTAATGGAATATCAACTGTAATACGTTCAGTTATAATTCCTAGGCTTCCTGCGGCTGTTGACCAAGCTAATGCCATCGGTTAATTCCTTAGATTGTTAACAAGCCACTGTCAACATTTATCAGGCTCGGGGTAGTTATAGTTCCAAAATCTATGTTGGCAAATGCTAGGGAAAGTTGCGTGGACGTTGTGAAGTTTCTGCCTATCGGACCAAAGTCGAATGTGGTTAAAATTTTTGTAACTGGCAAAATAGTATTAACTGTGATCGTATTACCTAATGTTGTAACATCAATATCACGCCCGCCCTGCAAAGTAATATGTCCTGCATTACTAGGATTGGCCGTTACATATCCAGCATTAGTATCGATCCGCGTAAACGAATCAGGAGCCGTACTATTAACAATGATAGAATCACTGGTTTCGTTAAACTGCATCTTAGTGCCAGCAACTAGATTTCTAAATTCTAATTCTGTACCAAGTTTCTGTTTAAACACAGCAGCACCACTGGCTCCGAGATTTCGACCGGTAATTGTTAGTTCTGCGGATAGCCCTGTAAAGTTTGCGTTTACTTTTTGGAATGCAGTTCGCAGGTCATCACCTAACCCGTCATTAACTACATTACCTATGTTTATTGTTTGTATGGTCATTGTCTACGCTCTCTTTTAATATTTACCCTATTATCCGAATGTTCTCAGCATACCAAATACGCTGTAAGCAGATCCGTTTCTATATAAACTAAATGTTACTATGTCTTTCTTGTTATTGTTACCGGTAATAACAACATTATTTTCCCAGTTTAATGTAATGCCAGTGTTACTGCCGTTAATCAAAATAGCGTTTGGAACACGAGCTGTTGCTCCTTGTATCAGTATCATTTTGATTTCCATAAACTGACCATTGGCTAGATTTAGGTTGTACAGGTCAACGTTGAAGTTACCTTGTAGCCCAGTGTGTACAAACACATCACCGTTGTTGATGTCGTGTATAACTGTACCTGTCGCACCAGCGATCGATGCATAGGTTTTCTTAACAGCATAGAGCTGCGTTGCTCCAGTAGCATTGATTGTGGTTGTATCAATAGGTCCAACTACTTTGCCTGCTACAGCATCTACTAGTATTGTTGAATCATCTGCAACTACGGTACCTTTTAAGTCGCCAACTACGTTACCTGTGACATTACCAACAACTGTTGCAGTAACAGTTGAGCCATATGAAATTTCTTTTGTTGATGTATTGTACTGTAGGATGTTTCCAGTGTTAGCACCACTGCGCACAGGGTTCACGTAGAATCTACTTGTACCATCGCTTTGTAATGCACTACCACTAGCATTTAGAATTATTGAGTTTGCGTGTTGATTGGTTTGACCTGCTAGTTTACCGATTGCAATGGCCTGCGCACCTTGACCAGTATATCCAGCCCCTATTCCGACAGCTACTGCATCGAGACCTTGACCATTATATCCAGCAGTCTGACCGATAGCTACTGCATTGGCACCTTGTGTAGTTTGGCCGGCATTAAATCCGACAGCTACTGCATTGGCACCTTGTGTAGTTTGTCCGGCAAACGCACCAATTGCAACAGTAGCGTTGCCTTGTGATGTAGCACCCGCACTATATCCAAGTGTTATTTTTGTTTCACTGGTTCTCAATACAGACGTATAAACATCACCTACAATTCTTGCGCCAGTACCATCAACCAGCAATGAGGAGTTATCAGAGAATACAGATCCAGTGATGTCGATCTTTGGATCTACACTGATGGTCATTGTCTTAGTTAATGGGACGGTCGTGATACCAATACCATATCCTTTGATCATTGTCAGCGTATCAGTACTACTTGAAGCAGTAATCAAACTTGCTCCCGGTACAGATAAGTTTCTAAATGTAAACAGTGCCGATGCTGGGGAAGTATTGTTTAATGTTGCAATTTTTGTGGTGGCATCGATTGACAAACTAAGACCGGTAACAACAGCTATACCTCTAATACCACTGTTAGTGATTGTGACATTCCCAGTGTTCTGATCAATGGTCATACCAGCGCCAGCGGTAATTCTTGTAACACCTGTATTAGTAATTGTAATAGCGCCAGTTGAATTAGACACACTGATAGCAGCACTACCTGTTAGGCTAGTAACACCAGTGTTGGTAAATGTGATTGTATCAGTGGCTGCATTGGTAGTCACTGTCATAGCAGTACCAGCTGCTAATGTTAGTGTATCGGTATAACTATCTGCAACTACGTCTGATTGTCCGCTAACAGAAATTGTTTTAAATGCAGTTCTATTAGTATCGAAAATTTGAGCACCTGCAACTGTAGTACCTGCAGGTAGATCTACAATGCCACTTGCGCTCTTAATCTGTGCAGCACCTAACCACAGTCCGTTAAATTCCGAACCTGGTATCGCTGAAGCATCAGCTAGACGCAATTCCTTCCACTGTTTTGTATCAGTGCCTAGTACAAATGAGTTAGTGGTTGCCGGAGTTACAGAGGAATTTAAACTAGAAAAATCAGCAGCCGAGCCGCCGATGTTTGCAGCAATAACATCAAAGTTTTGATTAATTAATTTAAAGGCACTGTCGAGGTTACTCCATAGTAGAGGAGCAGGACCGAGTTTGATATTTTGATTGATAGCCATTATGATCTCCCTACCGCTACTTCAATTGTACCTATATGATCCGAATCATATGTTTCTAATGCTTTACCGATTACTGTACCGGTCTTAGCATCTTCGCCAGCTGATACAGCAACACCTGGAATTTTGGATGTCACTAGCAGATCTCCTTTTTGTATTTTACCAACAACCTTAACTGGTACACGACCTTGCAAGGCTACTAAGTTCTTAAGTCCTGGGCAAGCATCATACATCACAAAGGCCGCTGTGTTAGAAACAACACCTGCAACTCTTGTACTGCCAAGTTTACCGTCGACTGTGACTTCTTTATCCCCACCAAATACTAAGACAGTACCAACTTCATACTCTTTGTCACCTTCATAGTACTCGGCTAAGTCAGCGGAGTATGTCGATTGTAATCTTGATTCGCTCGGCGAAGTTCCAGTTAATGTCCATCGTCCAGTTATCGTACCAGTTGCAGTATTGCCGCCTGTTGTGATCGCAGTTACCTGTATCGAAGACGCTGTAATTGGTGCATCAGTTGCACCATCTTTGGACTTGAATTGATGAGTGTCATTCCAGTACAATGTTTTGTTATCACTGGCTGTTGATCCGGATTGTATTAACACACCACCGACTGTGTTCCAACCGTAGAATCTAACATATCCACCACTAGCCGCAGTAGAAGTATCAATAGCTAAGTTAGTGTCAACTTTAATTTGATCAACGCTAATGACTCTAGCAGCAAAATCACCGTTACTGTCACGAACAACTAATTTGCTGGCGTCTGCATTTGCCGACATTTCAACAATTGAATAATCGGTATCGAGTGTTCCACCACTGACTGATGAGTTAGTTCTTCTCAAGAAACCAGTTGATCCGTACTGTGATTTTTTAATACCACCGCCAGTGTCGACGACCGATGAATATCCGACAGCAGTTATATTAGCTGTACTATTGGTATTATTACCTAACACACTGTATGCTGAAATCTGTGCAATCTTAGGTAGTGTTAGGCCATTATCCTTGACAGTTACCCAGCCATTGGTTACTGTAAATTGAGTATCATCAAAACTTGCAAGTCCTCTTTCTGCCTGTGTGATACCTGTGGCATTTGTTCTCGTACCTGCAGCGGTCATTGCCAATTTACTTTGGTCAATAGCTGCCGAAGCACTAATCTTGCTGTTTACAATGGCACCTGCTGATATTGTAAGTGTTAGCGTATTTCCACTTAAGACTACTGTAGCATCACCAGCCATTGATGAGTTAACAACAAAACCACTGCTATTGAATGTGGCAAGTTGACTATTTGACGGGCTAGTAAATGTAAAACCAGTAATGTTAGCCAGTGTTAAACTTCTTAGGTTAACTGCATCTTGAGGATCTGTTGGGTTTGTTAAATTAATAATCTTATTATTATTAAAGTCTGCATTGCCCTTCATCTTCAAGGAACCGTTCAATGCTAAGAAACCACCAGTGTTGATTGGAATTAATTGTCCAGGATCAACAGCAGCACCAGAGTGTGTTAGGCCTAGTCTACGTTCAATGTAGATACGTGTAGCATTCTGTGTCGGTACTGTGTCAGTTGCATTATTAGCGAATGACGAGTCTGTTGAGAATTCACTGATCGGAACACCACGTTTAAATCCTAGACCGTCCAAGTTACTCAACGCAATCGCTGCAGAGAACGATACCTTACCAGTACCTTGATCAACGCTGAAGTACGGGCCTACTCTAAAGTTACCGTATTGGTCAGTGGTTACATAGAACACACGACCCACTGATCGTTCGACAGTTTCGCCTGCGGGGTTACGAGCATTAACAGCTGGCCCGTAGATTTCGTTTGGATAGTTTGTATCTGCATATGATCCAGTACCGATATCTAGTAAGTCGTGTCCTGTAACACGAGTCAACGCAATACGAATTGTTAGTGTACCGTTGGCATTTGAACTGCCTCTGCGCACAGAAGCTTTTAGTGTTACTGCTGATACATATGAAACCACGCTGTCTGCAAAACCTGTAGCAGTTTGTACGCCAGTTGTGAGATTGATTCTTTCGACATAGACACGACCGAACGCTGTGTTAGTTACAGTTTCTGGATCGTAACGAGTGATAATATAATCAACACCTTTGAAGTTGAATACTGATCCAACTGCTCTCGCTCTGTCGTATGGCCCTAGTGCAACTACGGCAACATAGTTATCACCAGCACGTCCTTGTACTTTTCCAACATACATTGTTCCGGTAGGAGTACCTGATGTCAATATAGCAGTACCACCTGGAGATAGTGATAGAGTAAATGATGTTGTAGTTAATCCAGCAGCTAGAACAAAGTAATGTGCATTGGTAACTAGGCCAGTTGCCAGTGTTCCTGACGAACTAACTTTAATAACATCACCTGCTACAAATCCGTGTGCGTAGGGAGTAGTGAATACTCCAGTACCACTATTAGCAGTTACAGTCGCAGTAATTCCGCCGCTGATAACAGTTGATATAGATCCTGAAGTTGTTGAAACTGCATACTGCTTAAATTTAGCAACTGTTGATGCAGTACCGGTCGCTGCGGTAACAACAAACACGGCAGTCATTGCTGCGGTTGAACTTAAGACCACAGTTGATGATGACGAAATAGCAGCGATGTAGTATTCAGTTCCACTTACAATGTTGCCAAACGTAGTACCTGTAATTGAGATCGGTTGACCTCTTTGTATTCCAGTAGTGCTACCAATGTTAACATTATAGCCTGTAGCAGTAATGCTTGTCGGTGATGACACTGTTTGGCTTGTGCTGATCAACCAAGTACTGCCATCACTGACCCCACTGATATTAGAAATAATATATGTACCGGCAGTAACAGTACCACCAGATAATAGCATACCTGCTGTGATAGTACCAGTTACACCACTACCAACTGTAAGTGTTGTGCCAACGATTGTACAACCTGGCAATGTTGCCGAGGTTACTGTGGTTGCTGTAGTTGTTGAATCAACACGCTGATATGGGCTAATCGATACAGTAGTCGAACTAGGGATTGCAGAAATATAATATTGGGTGCCAGCAGATACTCCACCTGGAATAGTTCCACCAGTAACAACATTCATTGAGCCCGATCCTGAAGTTACTGACAGTGTGGTACCACCCGATGATGCACTCAGTGTGAGTTGTGTTCCACTGATAATTGATTTAACATAGTAAGTTGTTCCACTAACCAATCCGCCAAATGCCGATCCACTGGTAACTGTGAATACTAAAGGCATATTGAGGATCATTCCGTCAGTAGTACCCACGGTAATATATGCTGTTGGCCCATCTGAAACAGAAGCCTGTGTGCTAATACCAAACTTAATTGGTTGGTTGACCACAGCTCCGGTCGAAGCACCTACTGTAAATTGATTACTTGTACCAGTGATAGTAGTTGAGGTCTGTGTTTGACTTGCACTCACAGTCCAGTATGTTGTACTGTTTACACTAGTCGCTAGTGTAAATGTGAAGTTGTTGGTTGTTACAACTCCGCCTAGTACTGCACCACTGATTGTAATAGTATCGCCAACAGTATATCCAGTGCCACCATTTACTACGGTAACAGTTGTGACACCGTTATAAGATGTTCCAGCACCAGTTTTAACAATAGTGAATGTTGCACCGGTACCCGAGCCACTAGTTGATAATTGTGATACTGCGGTGTATGTTGCGGCAGCAGTAACGCTAGTACCACTTAATGAAATATAAGTCGTTGTACCAGTTATAACACCTGGAATATTAGAAACAATATATGTTCCGGCGACAATACTTCCACCAGTTAATACCATACCTGATACGATTGTGCCGGATGCTAGTGTGCCTACGGTTAATGTAGTGCCGCTGATACTTGAACCAGTCATCGACGCAGTTGTTGTAGCAGTAGCAGTAGCAGTAGTTGCTATTGCAGAGTAATCGTTCGGTTGATATACTGTTAGATAGATATAGCTATAGTTTTCTCTCAACAGGGTAGTTGTAATACCTGTTGGAGTGTATTTGTGTACGCCAGACCCGTTAGCAGTTGTAGCAACAGCTCCACCACCTTTCAATGTTGATATTGTAAATGTATTTTGAGTTAAATTAGTTCCTAGAACATAATAGGTTTGGCCAGCTGTAATTCCTGCAGGCAATGCACCTGACGTTGAAAACACGACCGGATAATTTACCAGTAGACCGTGATCGGCTTTAGTAATAACTGCAGGAGTGGCTGTGCTTATTGTACAGGTAAATGGACCCAATGGATCTGTATAATCTGTAAATTGTAATACACGATATACGTTTGTTGATGATTCTGTAAACACTAAACCAGTTGATGGTCTAACGGTTACACCAGCTAAATTGCCAGACAACATCAATGACTGACTTTGTCTTACAGTCATAATTGTACCGTCTGGAACTGATGCATACAGTCCCGATAATCCAGTAGCACCAGTTGATGAACCGAGTGTTAGTCGAGCAACACCTGCAGGCAAGTCGCTGCCAATATATGCAGAGTTTACAGGATATCGATATAAGATACCGTTTCCGTGATCAACTTCAAGTTCTGAGTTAGGCAACGGAACATAGCTGTAATTGTTAATATAGATAACTACGCCTTGTACAGAGTTTGAATAATTACCGGTTGGGTAGTAACAGCTAACTGCTTGTGATAGGTTATAATATAGATCAGTTGGCGTTGGAACTTCTAATGGATCGCTGCCTTCAGCGACTAGGGCGAATCTACCGTGTGCTGATGATCCAGCGATGCTTCGAATCTGACCACCATTGATCGAGTAGTAACTGATCTGACAGTAGTATGTAAACATCGATACTGCTTCTGTTAAACCTCCGTTGGTTGCAATAACTCCATAGCCTAAGTCTGCGATCTGTGTAAAGTCGTTTGACAACATAGATCTGTTACCAGGCATCAAGATTTCATAGATACGATCGTAAATGTGTGTACCTGATCCTGCCGATGTAGTTGCTACTGGAGTAATGCTTCCTAATGTGTCTGTAACTCGGAAGAAGTTTGCACCTAGCCCATCAAGAAGAACATAATATCGTTGACCTGCAACAAGTCCGCTTGGTAATGTACCTGTTGACGAAAATACCAATGTAGCGCCAGCTTGTAAATTATGACTTACTTTTGTGATAACTGCCGGACTTGCATTACTGATTGTACAGTTTTGTGGACCAACGTCAAATATATATGGTGTTGATGGATCTAAAACAATAGTTGCTGAACTTCCGCCTGCACCATAGGTTGAATTTATAAATTTAATAACGTTTGATTGAACAGTACTTAGACCAGCAACAATGGTTGCTCTATCGGTACTGTAAGATGCATAGTTCGCCCCGTTGACATAAGTTGGATTAACCACTGACGGTGCAGCAGACAAACCAGTATTGATGATATCAATAACAACCTGTATAAGGTTACTAACGGTTGTAGCAGCTCCGGCAGAGCCAGCGCCTTGCGCAGTACTTTGTACTAACGAGGTATTCTTCGTCCATCCGGTATTACCTTGGATTACAAATCCAATGATATTCTTTAATCGAGTTTTTGCTGATACCACTAGGCTAGTTTGCAGTCCAAGAATACTAACTCCGGCATCGTCGTAGTATAACTTACCAGCAGCCACAGACGCACTATTACCGCCATAGAACAAGTCGAAAGCCAGTGCATCGACAAGTACTCCAACTGAAATTCGTCGTGTAGCTTCATTATATCCTGAGACAACTTCTGGACTTAGGTTAGCATTGATATATGAAATAACTTCATCGATCAAGAAATCTCTGTTGGCAATTAACTCTCTAGCACCATTGATAACGCCGGACGCTGTATTAAGAGGATTGGTATATGTTAGCGCCGGAGCACTGCTTGCGGCACTGCTATTAATAATAGTTGTAACAATACCAATTGATGCAGTAATTGCTGCCTTCTCAGTAGGGTCTGATATCAATGCTAATACATATTCTTTAGCTTTGTTGATACCTGCTATTGTTTGAACCCGCTGTTGCTGTATCGTAGAACTCTGTAGATAAGATAGCCCCACAGTAATTGAACGATAGTTTGTTGAAAATATTAAATCGTCTAATGCCGCATTAACGATTCTACCAATGTTGGTTGAAAATGCTGTTTGATCATAACTAAATGTACCGGCTGGGCCGTATACAAAATCTCTAACATAGTTTAATCTATATACACTATCAGTAACAATAACCGAAGCTGGCAAATTAGGGAATCGATCTAGACCAGTAATAGAAATCTTAGTAGTACTGGCTGCTGCTGACATTCTAAATTCTAAGTTACCTGCAAATCCATCAACGAACATACCGCCTGCAAATTGTTTACGGCCAGTGGATCCGATGAAGGACGCTGATTCCTGACAGTACGGCGATTTAGCAAGAATCTGACCTTGCGGATCTAGCACCATCATAAAGCCACCTTGGCCTTGTGCGCTGACCTTTCTAATCATCACTGCATCGTTGCACAAGAATACGTCTAGTTTATTATTGTCTTTTGGAAGATTTAAAGCAGTAGATCCGCTAATGATATCAATAACAGCATTTATCAAGTTAGTGAGAATCGCCGGAGTTCCTACTTCATAGATATAGGCCTGATCAATAATTTGGGCCGCTGCTTCTTGATAGTAACCACTGAACGGTCCTGCCACTGCTGCTGATGTATTTTGGATAACACTTCTTGCCAAGCTGGCAATTTTTAACATTGCTGCCACAGTTTGTTCTAACTGTGTGGTAATTGCGATTAATGCGCTAACACTTTGAAAATACTTCAGCGCCGCAGATATTGTACGATTATATCCACCATAGCGTAGATCAAATACCAATGCATCGACAATTAGTCCAGCATCTCTTTTACATAATCTAGCATTGTAACTGAATATTCCTGAGTTGTATTCAGCATTTAGGAACGCAATCGTCTGCGCCTGTATAGTTGTCTTAGCAGCGATAACTGTAAGTCGATTGGCATTTGCTGGAGCATTAACGCCATCGGTATAAGTTGGTGGTACTGGAGTAATTGAGGATGGTGCATTAATACCGTTAGCCACAATATCTTTAATAATGTCAACTGCTGCATTTAGTTTTGTTGCAGATGCGCCGCTGCTCGAGGCTGCGGTTAAATTTATAACTTGACTGGTTGTGTTTGAACTAGATTTATTTGCCCAGCTAGTGCTGTTTGATATAACCTGTGGAATAATAACTTTAAGTTGTGTAAGAGCCGAAGCAAATGTATTTCTTTCCCATACAAATGCAATTGCTCCAGCTGCATTGTAAAAAGATTGACCATACAAAATAGACTGACTTGTACTGCTGTATGTTAGATCGAATACAACTGCATCAACAAGATAGCCAATATTGCGACTAAATTTTACTGCATCATAGCTGGTAATACCTGCAGCGATACCAGAGTCGGCAAGATAGCCAATTACCTCATCTCTTATAAATGATCTGTTAGCAACTAAAATATTTTTAGCGCGAGTTCCGTCAGTAGTGATGCTTGACGGGTTTTCATACGTTAATGTGGCTGTTGGATATGATAACGATTGAATAATATCAGTGACAATTTTAAACAGTGCCGTAATCTTAGTTGATGAACTTACATAAGTCGATGAACCATAGATTGTAGTTAGTACTAAATCTCTGGCTTTGTTAATACCAGCGATTGTCTGTGCTTTCTGTGATGTAGTTACAACACTGCTATAAGAACGTAGGTATGAAATACCGGCAGCAGTAGAAAGGTATGTGCTTCCTAGAACTGTATCAGCTAATACTGCTTCGATAATTAGTCCTACGTCTCTAGAACATTTTGCAGAATTGAAAACGTATCCGCCGTCGAATGGTTCGATTCGATTTGTTACTTGATAATCAATCCAACCGATCAGTTCTTCTTGGATGAAAAATTTATTAAGATACAGTAATTGAGCAGCCGCTGTATACTTTCCTGCGTTAACAACGATCGGATAGACTGGTTGAGCTGGGTTTGTTAAGTAATGATTACCGAAAAGTGTTGATGCAGTAGTGATACCGTCAACAGTTAGATCTCTTCTAAAATTTTGAAATGACCACGGACTTGAACTAGAACCCGGTCTTGGTCTAATAATAACACGTCTAAATTCATCCCCGATGATCGAAACGTTTTGAGGTACTTTTAACGGATAGTTTTCTTCATATGTACCACTTTCAATAAACACAGTAATCTGTTTGTTTTTAGTTATGTCACCGTATGAGATAGCTTCGCCGATAACAAAGTTACCGTAGACAATATCAACGTCAAATAGTTCGTTACCTTGTCCGTCAAGGTCTCCGGTATGTGTTAGAATCTGCGCTAACGCACCAGATGTTTCGCCTCGTAGATACAGGCCTGGACGAATATCTCTAGTCGCTGCCGCAGTCAATGTGTTTGAAGCATAGTTACCGGTGAAGTCAGTTTTTAAACCTGCTGTGTAGATAGCGAATGTTGGAAGGTTGGCAACCACTGTTGGAACACTGGTAAATCCAGTACCTGGATCGGTAATACTAACACTGTTAATTGTTCCACCGACAACGTTGGCAACACCAAACGCACCACTTCCGCCACCGCCGGTAATTCGAACAGATACCAATCCGTATCCCGTACCTGGGTTATTGATCTTTATATTGTTGACTTTATAGGTCAGATCAAACTTTGCACCAGATCCAAAGGCGCTGTTGCTGGTAGTTGATATTGCTAGGTTGCCCGGAACAGCTGAGTATACACCGGTTGAAATAATAGAAAATGTAACAATAGCACCAGGACTTGCAGTAGTGCTCAATACTTTAATGGTTGCTCGTTGTCCGCTGGTTGCAACAGTTCCACCGGAAATAGTTATGATATCGTTTACTTGATAGTTAGCACCGGGAGAACTTAATATAGCAACGTCTACACTCATTAACGCAGCAGCAGAAAATCCTGTGCCTGACTCGTTAGATACTCCAATGTTGCTTAGTGTACAGACACCAGCTCCGTTACTGTAAGTCAGTGTCTTTTTGTAAGGGCCGATTTCAACTCGGGACTCTAACATTAATTCTTCAGCACGTCTTAGTGCTGCTTCAACCGTGCGATAAGCGTAGGCTAACGCACGACCTTGAAGTTCGTCGGATACTCCAACTCGAGCATCCTGTCCTGACGTAGCAACGTATAAGTTAGCGATCGATCCAAACGCTGCATTATCAACATATGATTTAGTAGCAGCAATTAATCCGTCATAGACTGTGTCATCTTCTGGTTCTGGGTTTCGACTTAGGATCAATGGCCCAGTCATACGTCCTGCTGCGGAATTGGTAGTATTTGTAGCAGGATCTATAGTGTATACCCCTGCTCTAGATATTTTAGTGTCAACGTAGCCTTTGTTTGCCGCTTCATTAACAAAAATCGGTGTTGAAAGATCTTTAATTCGATAATTAATACCGCCACTTGTGGCGCTAAGATCTCCGCCTAGTTGCGGTGATTTGTCTGCCGAGATACGTGAGAATACTGCGTTGAGCTTGATCTCATTAGCGTTAGTAGTTGTATCAATCGTTATACCTACACCAGGGGTAATTTGTTTAAATTTAAGTCCGGTTGTAGTTTGATTAACTGTAAGTACTGCGCCTTCTTGTCCTATATAAGATGTCGGAACATCTGAAAGTCCTGTGAATTTAAGTCTATCACCTAATCCTAAGGAACTGTATAGTTCTAAGAAGTTGTCGTTAACTTTATTAAACGAATCGCGAATACTATCGCCTGTACCGTCATTACCAACTGTACCAATATCAATTATTTTTCTTGCCATAGCTCATCCCAAGATTTAATGCTTACTGGAGTATTTAGCCCAAATTTTTAAAAGCCTAATGTAAATACAATATGTTCCTTCGTACACGACAACAGATAACCGAATATATAAGGGTCAGCAAGCTAGGTAAAGAGCATTGTTATTCAAAACTCAAAACAGTTGCTGAGTTTCGTTGTGACAATTGTGATGAGATGTTTCATCGTGATCTAAAGAAAATTGCGAGAAAGAGATTGAGCAATAACTATTTCCATTGCTGTTCGAATTGTGATCATAAGAGATTTGCACAACGCAAAGGCGTCGAACGTAAACAAATTTGGGATATGCCAGCTAGTACTACGTTACCCGTAGGTAAGTACTAGACTCTAAACGATTCGCCACACCCACAGCGATCACGTTCATTTGGATTGACAAAGTCAAACCCTTCGTTGAGTCCGTTGCGAACCCAATCTACTGTTAGCCCGTTTAGATAGGCTAAACTCTTTGCATCTACTAACACAACAAAATCTCGTTGGGCATAATT